AGAGTCGAAAAGCTGATACAAAGCGAAACGAATGGGCACATCAGATATTGTTCAAGATCTTGGATAATCGGACAAATACGATTATCAATACAAATCTGTCCAGTGAAGAAATTAAGGAGCTTTACTCGGACGATTTTGGGAATGGTGCTCTCTCTAGTCGAATTTTTGAAGGAGCAACAGGAAAATGTTTTGTATATCCGTCTGGGATGAAGGATAGGAGGTATTGATTATCAAAAAAATGGTAGTCTGGGCACTTTTTGATAGTGGGAATGGTTCTTACTTCAAGGGTGCTAACTCTCTGAATAGTTCGGGGGGGGCGAATATTGAAATCTATTCAATCGGAATGGATATAGAAAACAAGAACAATCATTTTACAAATCTGGACCTTGCTGATTACAAACGTTTATTTGGAGATAACACGCTCTTTGACGTGTTAGACAAATTACCAAAACCTGATCTTATAATAGCTAGTCCACCATGTGAGAGTTGGTCAAATGCTTCTGCAATGGAAAATGGGAATGCGTGTTGGAAACGCAATGATGTGTCTGATAGCTTGTTTGCTCCACAAGTAAGACCTTCACCGTTCACGATCAGGGCAAATCAGGATTACGAGTCAGCCTATATAAATTATCAGTACGACAGGCAATTTTTAAAAAGGGTCAATGGCGAGCTAACAGCTTTCAACACAATAGAAATCATAAAAAGATATAGACCACAATTTTGGGTTATTGAGAATCCAGCTGCTGACAGACTGTGGCCTTACATTGAGGACATTATTGGATTCAGAATTCCATACAAAAACCTAGCTAGATACAATAATTATGATTATCCTTTACAAAAACGGACAATTTTTGGAAGTAATATTGAACTTAATCTTAAAAATAAAATTATTAAGCAGGACATAGAGTGGAAGAATTTCTCAAAATCATACAACGAGAGATCTAATATACCTGAAAAATTGGTGTCAGAAATATTCAAAAAAATTTACGAGGAGTTTAGTAAATATGATTGAACTATATTTCGTCTACAATGGACACTGCAAGTTTTACCTTGGAAGTTTCAACAATGTAGATGAACTTATCGAACGGATGAAAGACCATCAGTGGGCTTTCTCAGGTATTACCAGACCAAAATTCAAGAAACACATCGGTAAAGACGATGTGAGGTTTGATTATGGTGCGATAGATTGCTATTACTTAGCAACAAAATCAACGTGCCGCGAACCACGTTAAAAGCGAGCTAGAATATGCGTCAGACTTGGACGAATGACGTATAAAGAATTTGCTAGCTCTTGTGTCTTTGAGCCATGAGGTGCAAGAGCTGGATTTTTAAATAAGTTGGAGTTAGTGAAGATGAAGCTTGAAGACTTAAACAAAGCTAGACATATCATTCATTTGATTAAAGAGTACAAATATTTCTTAGATGTTAAACGTAAGTGCTGGCATGAGCTTAGTATTACAAAGAAAGAGACTAATTATATTCTTAAAACGGCTTATGGATTTCTTTCAAAAGAAATCAAAGCAGATGAGATATTGTCTAGTCTAATCACAGAAACCATCCAGAATCGAATCGAAATGCTAAAGCAAGAACTTGTTGAATTAGGGGTAGAAATGGAGGAGGTAGAAGAATGAATAAGCAGGAATTGATCAAAAAGTACAAAAGACTTGAAGGTGTATGGGATGCTCCAGGAGCAGAAATAGCCCGTCAAATTTTTCTACAAGACTTGGAACAACTAGACGAACCGCAGAAACCAGTAGTACCGCAGTTTGTGGCGGATTTTATCTCAGAACAGAAAAAACAGGGGCATACATTGTCTTACTCAATAGACGCAAGTATGTCTGACAGAGTTGCAGAATGGTATTGGGGCAACTCAGAACTCTTTGCTCGTGCATGGCTAGACGGCTACGAGATAGAAAAAGAGAGGCGGTATACAGTAGTGATGAAGGGAACAAAACAACCGCTATTTTATAATAATCTGCACGAGAGACTATTTTTTTCTTTAGGTGAATTAGCTACTCGTTTTACACGCAAACAGATTGAAGATGCCGGTTTGGGCGAAGTGTTCAACAGTCCATTGTTTGAAGTTGAGGAGGTGGAGTGATGAACCTTGAAAATCTGAAAAAAGCAGAAGAAATCAGAGTGCAAATTGAAGAGTTGGAACGGTTTATTTCTTGGAAGCCTACACCATTTGAAAAAATGTTACTCATTAAAGAAAAAAGCAACAAAAACAAATTCAGACTAATGATCGAAAGCTATCTCTTCATGAGTGAACCTAGTAAAATTCTTGTTACGTCTGAAGTTTTGTCAGATGCAATCAAAAAAGCGTTGCAACAAACAATTGACGATTTAAAAGCGCGATTAGTTGAGTTAGGAGTTGAAGTAGAATGAAACGACCAAACAGATACCCTTACACAAGAAGCCAGTGGATTGAAGAAACCGCTGATTATTATACATACGAAGATGGTATTTATTTTACAAGTCATATTTTAAAAAATAGACTTACTAGAGAAATTAAGAATAAGGAGGTTGAGTGATGGAAGAAGTTATTATGGCTACATTACCTAACAAAGAATTAAATCGTTTGATTAAAATTGAAATTGCAGTTGAAAATTTAATTGAAAACGGAATACTTGATGAAGATGTCTTTAATGAGTATTTGAAGGAAGCGTAGATTGAGGAGGTGGAAGAATGATTCCAGAAGACCATTTTATTAGAGAGCTTATTGAAGACGAAGATATTATCTTCAATAAAGATAGTGATTATCATAAGCAGAGAAAAAAAGAAAAGAAGAATCCGATTTTTAAACGCAATAACCTGAAAAGGAAGGCCAAAAAATGAAAGACACACTAATTCGCTTCTTGCTTGCATGGTCGCTTATCGCTACTTGCTTGCTATTCATGCAGCGTGAAGCACAGAAACCCTTGCTAGTCTATCATGCTGATAGTAAGTATCAGATAAGTGGCAAGGTTGAAGCTAAGAAGAAAATCGGAAATATTTTCACTATCACGGTAAATGGGAATGTTTTCGTGGTGAATGAAGATAAATACAATAATACAGAAATTGGGAATGAGGTAGAAATATGATGAAAAAATTATTAATTACAGCTTTAATCAACTTGTCTTTTATTAGTCTTGTAGGATGTGGAAATAAAGATATTATTGGAACAACCTTTACTTTCAAATACGCAAAAATCAAACTAGTTGACGGACAAATCGTTGAAGGCGAGGTCAAGCAATGGGCAAAATACGACGACCAAGACAGCGTTCGAGTTACTTTTAAAAATGGAGAGGTGTATTACACTCACTCAAGCAATGTAACGTTGTATAACAAATAGAAAGGCGCTAATATGAACACGCTAAAGAATGTAAAGCAATGGTTTATTGATCGTGACCTTGAAAACGGTGGACGATTAGACAAGCAGTCGCTTAAATTGAGTGAAGAGTTCGGTGAGTTATGCGCAGGCTATCTCAAGAAGAATGAGCAACTAACCAAAGACAGTATTGGAGATTGTGCAGTTGTGATTGTCGGTCTAGCACTATTAATCGGTGAAGATGTGAATCAGATTTTTAAAGAGTCTGATAACATTCGCAAAAAAGATGTGATGGAAAGCTTCATCTCAATCAATGCCAATATTAGTGAGTTTCAACTCTCACAAGGATTTGCTAGCAAGGAATTATGTCGACACAATCTAGTACGCTGCATTGGTTATTTGAAGAACCTTGGATATGATTTTGATGAATGTTTTGAACTTGCTTATCAAGAAATCAAAGACCGTAAAGGTCGCTGGATTGATGGTTCATTCGTGAAAGAGGAGGATTTACCAGATGACTCCAAGATTTAGAGTGTGGCATAATGAACTTGGTCGAATGATGTCAATAAAAAACATGTGGTTTCAAGACAGTCGCATTGAAGAACTTGAACTAAATGACGCAGTCATGAATGATCATATTACAGCTTATCCTGACGAAATTGAGCTCATGCAATCAACAGGATTAGTCGACAAGGAAGGTACAGAAGTTTTTGAAGGTGATATCTTAAATCATCAGATACAGACAGAATATACCTTTATTGTCAAGTATGATAAAGACAAAGGGCGCTGGTATGGTGACGGTCTAAGTCGTACCTATCGGATTGACATCGCAAAGAGATTCCTACCGTATTATTACAAAGTAATTGGGAACATCTACGAAAATAAAAATTTGTTGGAGGTTGAGAATGAGGATTAAAACATCAAACGGAGCAATCATCAACGTCAACAACATGAAACGAAGCATCACAATCGAAGGAATCGAGCTCGGCTCAGATTGTCAAGCTTTAGTATCTAAACATCAAGATGGTACAGGTACGATCACTTTAGTCTTTGATGGAAAGATTGTATAAAGGGAGGTTCAATATGAGACTAAGGTTGAAAGAGTTCAGACAAGACATGGCTTTATCAGTAGCGCAAATGTCAAAAAAAACTGGAATCTCAGCTAACACATTACATTTATATGAACGTGGAAGCTATCCATCTATTAAACAAATTGAAACCATCGCAAAGACCTATGACATCAACCCAGCATGGTTGTTAGGATGGACTGAAGACGAAAGGCTTCCTGAAATCAAAATTGTTGAAAAAGTGATCTACAAAGAGAGTCCAACAGCAAGACTGCCAGATTATCACAATAACAATAACGATGGCAAAATTATCAAATGGGTTAAATCCAAAAGATACATGGGAGGTAAGGTTTGGTCAAAAAGAACTTAACAAAAGCACGAAGGGATTATCTCGAGTTTGAACTAGATGATAAATATTTAAAGATTGACAAACTTATTGGCCAACGTAGGCATGAGCTAGAACGTTTGTACGAAGTTAAGCATCTTACTGTTCCTGGAATTGATGATACTGGAGCAAGTGTCAGTGGGACATTCGTCAACAGGTCGGAGAATCTAGCGGTTGCTTATGCAAGCGATCCTATGATTTTAAGATTAGAAAATCTCCAAAATGCTATTTCCCAATTACTAGAGTATCTAGAACCAGATGACAAAAAAATCTTTTATCTTCGCTGGGGAGAACATACTGGATATGACTGGATTCAAGTTTGGCACATCATGGAGAACGGAGAAACTGGGTACTTGTATAGACACAGCAAGCAAATTTACAGAAGACGCGAGGTCATTCTTGATACACTTTCAAATTTACTCTTTATGTAAAGTTGTCAAAAAAACATATAGCATTGACAAAAAGAATATGATAGATTGATACTATCCAAAGCACTGAGAAAATCTTAGTGCTTTATTATTTTGTGAAAGGAGAAAAGAACTATGAATATTGTTGAACCGTTAAGAGATAAGGATGATATCCAATCCATGAAGGACTATCTATCATCTTGGAACGAAAAGTATTACATGTTATTTCTTTTAGGAATCAATACAGGTTTTCGAGTTGGGGATATTCTCAAACTAAAGGTTAAAGATGTTCAAGGTTGGCACATTAAAGTTAGGGAGCAAAAGACAGGTAAATACAAGAGCATCAAAATGACAAGACCGCTCAAGAATGAATTGAGGGAATTTGTCAAAGATAAAGAACCACATGAGTATCTATTTCAGAGTCGTGTTGGAAAGAACAAAGCACTTAGCTATAAGACGGTTTACTGGTTTCTTAAAAGAGCTGCTGAAGACTTAGGCATTGACAATGTCGGTACTCATACTATGCGAAAAACATTTGGCTATCATTACTACAAGAAGTACAAGAACGTTGCAGACTTGATGTCATTATTCAATCATTCAAGTCCAGCAGTTACACTAATTTATATTTGTGTAAGGCAAGATGAACTTGATACCAAGATGAGTAATTTTAGCCTCTAATATTTTTTTGTTTTTTTCAACTATCTATAACGAGGGAGTTTCTAGTTTAAATTTTTAAAAGAGCCTGAGGTATTGCCAATACTAGTTTTTGGATGTGAAACAAAATTGGATAAAATATAAGATATAACTAATTCAACAGGGATATTTTACATAAATTCAAAACTCAAAAATAAATCTTGTCAAAAAAAGATATAGAATTGACAAAACGAATCTGATATATTTGTATCATGAAAAAAATCCAGAAGTTGAAGGTACTGCATAGGCGATGGCTTATTTTAAAAATCCTAAACACTCTGACTGGTTTAGAACTTGGCAGATTAAATTCTACAACTCGAAACCTTGGAGAACTCTGAGAAATAGAATCAGAAAAACAAAGCGTATGCGCTGCGATATGTGTGGACGTTTAATTCATGACAAGAGCATTGTCGACCATATCATAGAGATAGATGAAACTAATTATCAAGATGAGTCTATTACTCTCAACGAAGATAATCTGCAATTACTTTGTCTCGAGTGTCATAATACAAAAACATTTCAAAGCAAAATAAATTTAAATTTAGAAAATCGGAATATTAATTTATTTTGATTTTTTATTTTTTTGAATTTTTGAATTTTTGATTTTTATCAGATCCCCCCTATTTTAAATTTTCACACACCTAAAATAATAACGGTGTCAATCCTCTTATATACCTCTCCCCCAAAAATGACGAAAATTGATACAAGAAAGGAGCATGATTTTGAAAATCAATGAAGTTTTAGAAAAGCTAGGAATAAGTCGTGCTACCCTAACCAGGTATCGAAAAAAGCTAGGCATATTTGAAGAAACTCGGTCGAATATCACAAAAAGTCAGTTCAAAGAGTTAGAAAAGCTGGCAAATCAACGACAAAAGTATACAAGAGAAGAACGTGTTGAACTATCTCGTAAGACTTTCAAGTTGATTCCAAAAGAAAAAATGCTTGAAATCAATGACAATGATTCAGTAGGTTTGAAAAATCTTAAAACTCAATACAATCATAATCAAAAAGTGATTGAAAACTTCCAACTAGAAATCAATAAAGTCATCAATGATGGCGAGTTACCTGATAAGTATTTACTTGATGGAATGGAAAAGTATCAAAAGCTAAACATGCAGATTATGTCAACGATTGAAAAGCAAAGTCCACAGGGTGATAGCCTCAAAGAAATGATTCAGGAGAAGTTGGCTCGATATGGTTGAGATGAAATATTTTGATAAATATGCTCAGCTAGTCTACTCAGGGAAGATTCGTGTTTGTGAACTTACGATGAAGTCGATTAAACGAGTGGAGAGGTACAAGGAGCAATACATCTTCAAACAAGAAGAAGCTGATAAACGGATTGAGTTCATTGAGGAAGAGTGCAGCAACACTAAAGGTCTTGCTGGTAAGTTACGTTTGGCTTTACCTCAGAAGGTTTGGCTAGAAACAACGTGGGGTTTTTATCATACAGTTGAAGTTACAAAAACAGATCCCGATACACTTGAAGAATATAAAGATTTTGAAGAAAGGCGCCTCATTCATGAGGTGCCTATTATTGTACCTCGTGGTACAGGAAAAACCACCCTTGGTTCTGCCATTGGTGAGGTTGGTCAAATCATTGATGGTGAGTGGGGCGCTGATATTCAGCTTTTAGCTTACAGTCGTGAACAGGCTGGCTATCTGTTTAATGCTTCTAGAGCTATGTTGTCGAATGAAGATAGCTTGCTTCACTATATGCGTGAAGCTGACATATTACGGTCAACTAAACAAGGAATCTTGTACGAGACAACTAACAGTCTTATGTCAATCAAGACTTCTGACTATGAAAGCCTTGATGGTACTAATGCACACTACAATATCTTTGATGAAGTGCATACTTATGATGATGACTTCATCAAGGTTGTGAATGATGGTTCGAGTCGTAAGCGAAAAAATTGGATAACATGGTACATCACCACGAATGGGACGAAACGAGACAAGCTTTTTGATAAGTATTACAACATCTGGGTAGATATTCTTGATGAAAAGATTGTCAATGATTCGGTCATGCCGTGGATTTATCAGCTGGATGATATTTCTGAAATTCACAATCCAGATATGTGGCAGAAAGCTATGCCTTTACTCGGTATAACGACTGAGAAGGAGACGATTGCCAAGGATATCGAAATGAGCAAGAATGATCCAGCACAACAGGCTGAGCTGATGGCTAAAACATTTAATCTCCCTGTTAATAACTATCTTGCTTACTTCAGTAATGAGGAGTGTAAGGGTTGGTCAGATAAGTTTGATAAGAGTTTGTTTGTCGGAAATGAGGAACGGAGTGCTCGCTGTGTACTTGGTGTTGACTTGTCGGATGTAAATGATATTTGTTCGGTCTCATTTATGGTCGTGCGTGGCGAAGAGCGTCAGTATTTGAACAAGAAGTTCATGCCACGTCATACGATTGAAGGTCTCCCAAAAGAACTGAGGGACAAATACGCTGAGTGGGAGCTTAGTGGACAGCTTCATGTTCATGAGTTGGACTACAATGACCAATCCTATATCTTTGAAGAGTTAAGGCAGTTCATGAGTGAGAATAGAATCTTACCAGTTGCAGTTGGATATGACCGCTGGAATGCAAAAGAGCTTATCCGATTAATTAATGACTACTACGGAGATATATGTCACGACATTCCACAAACTGTCAAGAGCTTATCCAATCCTTTAAAAGTGTATAAAGAAAAAGCTAAGATGGGGAAAATCATATTTGACGATCCTGTGGCAACTTGGAACCACGCAAATGTTCGTGTCAAGATAGATGCGAATAACAATGTATTTCCAAATAAAGAAAAGGCAAAAGAAAAGATTGACGTATTTGCTAGTCAGTTAGATGCTTTTATTTGCTACGAAAATTTCAAGGAAGACTTGAGTTATTACTTTGATTGAGGTGAAGAATGAACAAATATATAAATAATCTAAGAGAGGTTTTTGCTAGGATTTTCAGACCAAGCAATAGAAAATCCACTAGGACCTATTTACAAAGAAATTTGAATTATTGGAGAAGAAATTCGATTTACTTAGACAATATCTACAATAAGATTTCAACAGATACTGCACAAGTTCGATTTAAGCATGTGAGAATCACTCGAAATCCGACGGGAGTTGATAAGATGGAGTGGTTTGAAAATAGTGATCTTGCAAATGTTTTATCTTTCTCTCCAAATCCTCTTGAAGTACCAGTTGTATTTTGGGCAAATGTAACAAGAGCTATGCTGAAAGATGGTGTTGCAGTCGTTGTTCCACGTTGGGAAAATGGTCGACTGATTGAAATTTGGCTTGCAAAGAAAACAATATCATGGACTGCAGAGAGAGTTGAAATCATGATTGATGATGTAGAGATTGAGTTGCCCCTTAGTGATGTATGGGTTTTTGAGAATCCTAAATTAAACGTGACAAGTCAATTAAACCAAATCACAGAATTAATTGATATCAACCTTGATGCGTTAACTGAGAAGTTAGGCAGAGGGAATTCAAAGTTGAGAGGATTCTTAAAATTACCAACTAAAGCAGCAGATGAACATTTGAAGAAACAAGCTAAGAGTCGAGTTGATAGCATGATGGAACTTGCTGCAAATGGTGGCATTGCCTATCTCGAGCAAGGTGAAGAGTTTATGGAATTAAACAAAGATTACTCAACCGCTTCTAAAGAAGAAATGGAGTTTCTGAAATCTCAACTTTATCATGCTCATGGGATTAATGAAAAATTGTTTACTTGTGACTACACAGAAGAACAATATAGAGCTTACTATTCTAGCGTTATGAAATTATATCAACGTGTATTCTCTGAAGAAATTAATAGAAAATATTTCACGAAGACGGCAAGGACACAAGGAAACAAGCTCTTGGTCTTCTTTGATATGGCTGACATGATTTCATTCAAGGATCTAGTAGAAGGTGGATTTAAATCTAAATACGCAGGTTTGATGAATTCAAATGAATTCCGTGAAACCTATCTAGGACTTCCAGGATATGAAGGTGGAGAGGTGTTCGAAACTAATCTAAATGCAGTTCGTATCGAGCCGAGTGAAAGTAATTAAAAATAGGGTGGGCGGTTGGCAGAAATTTTAAGAAAGGAGGTAGGCTATGGAAAAGTTAAAAACCTTTGTAGTAAAGTCAGTTGAGGAAGAGTCAGCTGACTTTCATTTTGAGGCTTATGCCTCCACTTATGGCAATACAGACAGAGACGGTGATGTGATGGCCAAGGGGTGTTTTGATAACACTCTGAAAACCAAAACGGTCGTACCTATGTGCTTAAACCATGATCGCAATCGTGTAATCGGTAAGCATGAGCTGTCGGTAGATGAAAAAGGTCTGCGAACACGGTCAACATTCAATCTAAGTGATCCAGAAGCCAAGAAAACCTATGACCTCATGAAGATGGGGGCACTGGATAGCCTGAGCATTGGATTTTTTATTAATGATTATGAGCCAGTTGACGCTAAGCAACCTTACGGTGGATGGATTTTTAAAGAAGTTGAAATCTTTGAAATATCTGTCGTGACCGTGCCAGCCAATCCTCAAGCAACCGTTGATAATATTAAGGGATTTGATATATCTGTGGTTGACAAGCGAATCGCTCAGGCGAACATGAAGCAAGACATCATGAGTAAACTTGCAACAATTTAAAAAAGGAGAAAAAAATGAAAACACTAGTCGAATTGATGGAAGAACGACAAAAACAATCAGATGAGTTATCTGCGATCAAATTAAAAAAAGCTTCAATCGAAGAGAAATTGAAGTCAGCAACTATTGGAGAAGAAGAACTTGCACAGTTGAAATCTGATGCAGAAGAATTGGTATCCAAAGCAGAGGAGCTCAAGAATACAATTTCTAACTTAGATGTTGAAATTGAAGAAAAAGAAAACAATCTTAGTAAAGCTGCTAAGTCTATTAAGGAAGTACAGAAAGGCAAGACACAAATGGAATACTTAAAAACAAAAGAAGCTGCACTTGACTTCGCTCGAATCCTCATGGATAACGAAGGAAGCTCAAACAGTGCACGTAAAGCGTGGGAAGCAAATCTGGTTGAAAAAGGTGTGACTGATGTTAACAAAATCTTACCTGAACCAGTATTGATTGCTATCCAAAATGCATTTAATGATTACGACGGCATCCTAAACCATGTAACCAAAGATCCTCGTTATGCAGTACGTGTTGCGCTTCAAACGCAACAAGCAAAAGCTAAAGGTCATCAGAATGGCAAAACAAAGAAAGATGAATCTTTTACATTTATCGATTATACAATCAACTCTGCAGCTGTCTACATCAAGTACAGTTTTGAGTATGCTGACTTGAAGAAGGATACAACAGGTGCTTACTTCAACTATGTGATGAACGAATTAGCACAAGGATTTATCCGTGCAGTTGAACGTGCTGTTGTTATCGGCGATGGTAAGAATAGTGATGATGATGACAAAATCACTGAAATTAAATCTATTGCAGAAGAAACACTTGATCAACTATTTGATACACAAGAAATCAGTGTTGACGGGGAATTTGACAGTACTGTTTTAGAAAACCTCGTCAAAGGGATTGATAAACTTGCTGCAAATACAACTCCAATTTTGGTAACTTCAAAAACCATTGCTCGTAAACTTAAAATGGTTAAGGATGGCGAAAAACGCTACATCGATCCACAACCATTCGCACCAATTTCACAAACAGGAAATGTCATTGCTGGTTACCAAGTATATGTCTATGACTGGATGGAAGGTGCAACTAACCCAATTATCGCATTTGCTGACAAGGCTTATAAGATGATTGGTGATGATGTCTCTGCTGACCGCTTTGAAGATTATGATGTAACGATGAATCGCCGTCATATCGAACTTGCTAGCGTGCTTGGTGGCCGACTTGGTCAGTACAAATCAGCTGTGAAATTCACAAAAGGTTGATTTTAAATAGAAAGGGGAGTCTAAAATGACAATCCTTAACCAAATTAAAGAAATGGTTGAAGTTGATGTCGAAGAAGAGATCTTCGACACTCAACTTTTAAGCTACATAAATAGTGGGATTTCATATCTAACGAGAAACAACATTCCTATCACTCGCATCGATAAAGATAGCGAATTGACAGAATGGAATAAGATTGAAGAGGATGATAAAGAAACAATTTTAGATTGGTTACATTTGAGATGTGTTCAGAGATTTGATAAATCCTTGATGACAGGAAACTCAACAACAATGAGCTGGATTGATGAAGAATTGACAAATATTCTCTATCAATTGAAAGCTATTTATGGAGTTAAATCATGAAATCATCTAGAACATCAATCATCCTTTGTTACGATGAGCGTACAGAGGTCGAAAAAGGTGTTTTTGAAAAACAAGTTGTAGAAAAGAAAGTCAAAGCTGAAAAAGAGAAGATCTACCAACGTAGACTTGATAAAGCTTTGGCAGATGGTCAAGTTTTGACAGCAAGATTTCGGATACGTTCTAACTATGTGACAGATTCCTTAGACTACGTGAAGTACAAAGGGAAAGAATACAAGGTAAATGTTGGAACTGAATCCGAAGATGGCCACTACACGATAATTGAATTAGGAGAATTGAAATAATGGCTAAGAAGTTCTTCACTAGGCAAGCAATTCAAGAAATCCTAGAAAAAAACACTTTAAAATCAAAAGTGTTCTATATGGAACGTGAGGAAAAGTCCTCTCCTGACAACGTTATTCTTTACTATCGTTTAACTCCGGGTAGTAGTATTACTGCTGATGACACAGTACACATGAGAAAAGTGACTATTCAAATCAGTCACTATCACAAGAAGAAACTAGACAGCATTGAGGAATTGATGTTGTCTAATTTTATGTGTGAACCTAGTCAGTTGAATCTAAAACAGCCTGATACAGATTACTTACTTACAACTTACAGAATCGAGGTATTCACAAGTGGGAAGTGGTAGCGTTAATGTGAAAACATTAAAAATCGATATCCAGAATCAAGTTTTAGAAATCATAGAAAAAGCAGGAAAAAGCACTGCTGGAGACATTAGAGACGGAAGTCCTAGAAGAAACGGAGTATATGAAAAAGGATGGACTCACGAGACCATTGAAGATATCGCTGTAGTATATAACAATGGGAAAGAGAAGTCGCTTGCTCACTTGTTAGAAAATGGCCACGCAACAAAAAATGGTGGATTTGTAGCACCTCAAGAACACATCAGACCAGCTTATCTCAAAAATAAAGAAATCTTTCTCAATAATATGAAATCAATAAAAATCAGACCAAATTAAGGAAGGAGTCACAATGACTTATAAATATGACACACGAGAGGTTACTCATGGTAATGCCATGGGATTCTTTGCTAAGATTTCAAAAACAGAATCTGGCGCACTCGATCTAAAAACACCATATCCATTTACAGGATTGAGAAAAACATCTTTTGAAACTTCACAAGAATCAAATGCATACTACGCAGATAACGTGGAGCACGTCCGTCTTCAAGGTAAGAAATCGACTGAGGGATCAATCACGACTTATCAAATTCCTAAACAATTTATGATTGATCACTTGGGTAAAAAGCTGACAACTTCAACTCCTCCAGCGCTCATTGATACTGGTGTGAATGCGAATTTCATTTGGGGGTATGCTGAAACGGTTACAGATGAGTTTGGTTCTGAGGTTGAAGAGTTCCACATCTGGACTAATGTGAAAGCATCGGCTCCAAAAGGCAGCACTACAACAGATGAAAGCTCTGCTACACCAAAAGAAATCGAAATTCCATGTACTGCATCACCTAACAATTTTATTTTAGATTCAGATAAAAAACCTGTTTCAGAAATTGTATGGCGTGATACAGACAAGGGTGTTGTTCGTGCTAAATTTGATAAATTGTTCACTTCAAGTAACCCAACGAAATTGATTGATTTTATCAATGAAGCTTTAGGAACAACAGCAATCGTGCCAGGAGGCTAATATGATTAAAAAAGAGCTATCATTTATTACCTTTGATAGCTACGGGGAAGAAGTAGAGCGTACCGAAACGGTGCGCTTTCTTTATTCTCTGCCTGCTATCAAAATGTATGAACAACGGACTGGAAGAAACTTTTTTGACGACAATCAAAAAGCAATTAGCGTGTATACGCAACTTGCTTCTAAAACTGGAATCAAAACTGAATTATCAGACCTTTCTGATGATGAGAAGATTCAACTATTACCGTTGTTAATGGACCCTGATTTTATGAATTTCTTGACAGATGTGATTCCTTGTTTATACGGAGAAGTCGAAAACGGACGATTAGTCCAGAATGAATTGACTGCAGAAACAGCTTCACTTGCTCCGTGGTTTGGCGATTTGCTAGACATCACCTTCTTCTCTGACTTGTTCTATGAATTTAATCGTAGCCGAGCGAAAGTACCTCAAGATAGAAAAAAGCCTCAACAGAAGTCATAACTTCTGAAAAAATTTATAAGGTTGTTTTTGAAAATAGGATGGATGTTTTTTGGGCAGAAAGTCAACATTTTAATTATTTGATGGGGACATTACATCAAATGAGTGTCAATGAAAATGAGAAGAAAACATTATCAAACGCAGAATTACTAAATGTAATGTCTGACTAAAAACGAAAGGAGGTAATCAATGGCAGAGACATTTGAAGGGCTATATGTAAAATTTGGAGCTAATACAGTTGAATTTGAAAAATCTGTAAAAGGGATCAACAGCGCTCTTGCAAGTTTGAAAAAGGATTTCACAAATATCAACAAACAATTGAAAATGGATCCAGACAACGTTGAACTATTAACTAGAAAATTAACAAACTTACAAGAACAAGCTCGTGTTGGTGCTCTCAAAATACTTGAGCTCAAAAAACAACAAAAAGCCCTTGGAGAATCAGAAGTTGGTTCAGCACAGTGGAATAAACTACAGATTGAGATTGCCAAAGTAGAATCTCAAATGAAAGTTGTTGATAGAGCTATGGAATCAACAAAGAAAAGAATAGAGGACGTCGGAAATCCAAAGTCTATTTTAAATCTCAATAAAGAAATCAACAATGTCGCAAAAGAACTTGACATCGTCAACCAGAAGCTAGAATTAGATCCTAAAAATGTAGAGTTGTCCGAACAAAAAATGAAGTTATTAAGTAAACAATCTTCATTAGCCAAGGACAAGGTCCAGGAGTTGAAACGGAAACAAGCGGAATTAGGAAAGGAAAAAATCGGCACAGAAGAATGGCGACAACTTCAAAATGAAATTGGGCAAGCAGAAGTTGAAGTTTTAAAGATAGATAAAGCAATGGGTAACCTAGGGGATTCTAGCCGTTCAGCAACAGGAAGCATTAAGGAAGCCACAGGATACCTAAAAGCTGACGTAATGATGAACGTTGCTGAAAAGGCAGGACAACTAGGTCAAAAAATGGTTGATGCTGGTAAAAAAACAGTAGATGCATGGTCTGAGATTGACGAAGCAATGGATACTGTTACAACAAAAACTGGACTGACTGGGGAGGCCTTGTTAGGACTACAGGAAATTGCAAAAGGAATTGCCACATCTTTACCAGCGACTACATTTCAAGAATCTGCTGATGCAGTTGGTGAGCTCAATACACAATTTGGGCTTACTGGTGATACTTTGAAAGTTGCAGCAGAGTATTTATTGAAGTATTCAAAAATAACTGGAGAAGATATTTCAAACTCTGCAATAAATGCCAAAAAAGCAATCGATGCCTATGGACTATCCAATGAGGATTTAGCAAGAGTATTGGACTCAGTTACTAAAGTAGGCCAGGACACAGGTCAATCTTATGATTCAATCTTCCAAAAAGCTATAGATGGAGCTCCACAGATTAAGATGCTGGGATTATCTTTTGAAGAGGGAGCAACATTAATTGGTCGATTTGAAAAAAGCGGAATTGACTCTTCTGCTGCTTTATCTTCTCTTTCAAAAGCCGCAGTAAACTATGCCAAAGATGGGAAGTCCTTGACGGACGGATTGAACGAAACTGTTAATGCAATACAGAATTCAACTAGTGAAACAAAAGCTTTGAGTATTGCTTCGGAAGTTTTTGGGAGCAAGGCTGCACCACGTATGGTAGATGCAATACAACGAGGGGCCTTTAGTTTTAGTGATTTAGCTGAAGCAGCCAAATCCTCATCAGGGACTGTCTCGACAACATTTGATGAGACGGTAGATCCGATTGATAAACTAACAACATATTCCAACAAAGCGAAAGAAGGACTTGCCGAGGTAGGCGGTAAACTGCTAGAAACACTTATTCCAGCATTAGAACCACTTATTGACTTACTTGATAAGGCTGTTGAGTGGTTTACCAATTTGAACGAAAGCGATCAACAAACAATCGTTATTCTTGGACTTGTTACAGCGGCCGTTATGACTTTACTTGGGGCTCTCGCTCCAATTGTTATTGCGATTGGGGCCATAGGAGCTCCAATTGGGATTGTCATCGCAGCAATAGTTGCAGCTATTGCCGTCATAACTCTGATCATACAGGCAATTATGAATTGGGGAGAGATATCCGAATGGCTTCAAAATTTATGGGATGGATTTGCAAACTGGATTTCAGAGTTATGGTCACAGATATCGACTACTGCAATAAGAGCATGGGAGGCGTTAGTTACGTGGCTTTCAAATCTATGGACGAACATTACCGAGGTAGGAAAAACATTATGGACTGTCTTTGTGGCTGGGTTAACTGGAATTTTTCAAAATCTAGTTACAGGAGCACAGGCATTGTGGCAGAACTTCACTTCTTTTCTTTCAAATTTATGGACAAACTTGACAACTATGGGTTCAAATTTGTTCAGAGATTTAGGAAGTTCAATTTCTAATGTTTTCAATGGGATCTTATCTACTGCTAGCAATATTTGGAACTCTATCAAATCAACTATTTCAAATGCTATTGATGGTGCTAAAAATGCAGTATCTAGCGCTATCCAAGCTATTAAAAATCTATTTAATTTCAATATCAGTTGGCCACATATTCCACTACCTCACTTTTCAGTGAGTGGTTCAGCCAATCCTTTGGACTGGTTAAGTCAGGGCGTTCCAAGCATCGCTATTGAGTGGTATGCGAAGGGTGGTATCATGACCAAACCAACTTTATTTGGAATGAATGGAAATAGAGCAATGGTTGGTGGAGAAGCTGGCGCAGAAGCAATCCTTCCACTCAATAAGTCAACTCTTGGTGCAATTGGACAAAGTATTGCTAATACGATGAATACATCGAATAGCATCAATGTAAACTTCTCAGGGGTGACCATCCGAGAAGAAGCGGATTTGAATAGACTAGCTGATGCAGTTGGAACACGTATTGCTGAAGAACTACAAAGAAAAACTAATTTGAGAGGAGGTTTCGAATGACAAAAATTAATGAGTTAACCATCGACGGAGTGAAAACTTCATCATTTAAATGTGAGATTCTGGTTGAAACACGACCACAAGTCATCGTATCCTCCTCAAAAACTAGTCTTTTAGAACATGATGGGCTCAGTGGTGCAATTGTTCAATCAAATAGGCATCGTGGATTGATTGAAAAAAGCTACCATATCAGCTTAATTAACCCAACGGATGAAGAGTTATACCGTTTTTCTTCTCTGTTAAATCGTGAAAAATTTTGGTTGGAGAATGAACAAGAGCCAAGCGTGAAATATTGGTGCTATAAAGTGGATGATTTCAAAATTATTAAAGATGATTTTGGTGCATGGACGGTAGATGTGAAATTCACTTGTCACCCTACTAAATATTTTAAAGGCACCGATACACAGAGATTGACAAGAAGTGGGACCTTGACCGTTCAAGGTTCTGCTCTTGCTTTTCCTAAAATCACAATCATTGGACAGAGCGCTGCTGAGACTTCGTTTACAATCGCTGGTCAGGTCATTCGTCTTGAAAGGCTATCAGAATCGCTTGTGATGGTCAATAATCCTGACAATCCTAGTTTTAAAACAACAACAGGGAAGCCAGTGAAATGGTCAGGCGATTTTATCACAGTTGATCCAGCGAAAGTGAAGAATGTTGGGATTGTTTTGGGTCCAGGTATTCAATCGCTTGAAATCGAGACGGTTTGGGGGTGGGCATAATTGCTTTATTTACTTAATAAAGATGTGAGAACCGTTCGGTGGAACGGGGAGCCACTTCATGAAGCAACTTCGGCGATTGTTAAAGAGACGATGAATGGCGATTTCACCTTAACTGTAAAATATCCCATTTCCGACTCTGGTATTTATCAACTCATCCAAGAAGATATGCTGATAAAAGCGCCGACTCCTGTTCTTGGTGCGCAGTTATTTCGCATCAAGAAACCTGTTGAACACAATGATCATCTGGAAATCACAGCCTATCACATTTCAGACGATGTGATGCAACGTTCTATCACACCAGTAAGTGTGACTAGTCAGAGTTGTGGCATGGCTCTTTCTCGCATGGTTCAAAACACAAAAACTGCTTTGGGGGATTTTTCTTTCAATAGCGATATCCAGGATCGTAGGACCTTCAACACGACTGAAACAGAAACTCTGTACTCTGTATTGCTGGACGGTAAGCACAGTATTGTTGGTACATGGGAAGGCGAGCTGGTTCGTGATAACTTTGCGATGACTGTCAAGAAGAGTCGTGGGGAGAATCGTGGTGTTGTTATTACGACACACAAGAATCTGAAGGACTACCAACGCACAAAAAACAGTCAGAATGTTGTCACAAGAATCCATGCCAAATCGACTTTTAAACCTGAAGGTGCTGAAAAGGAAACGACTATCAGAGTGACTGTAGATAGTCCTCTTATTAACTCTTATCCTTATATCAATGAGAAAGAGTATGAGAACAACAATGCTAAGACTGTTGAAGAATTACAGAAGTGGGCACAGGCTAAATTTACAAATCAAGGCATTGATAAGGTCTCTGATGCTATCAAGATTGAAGCATTTGAACTTGATGGGCAAGTTGTTCATATGGGTGATACGGTCAATCTCAAGAGCTGGAAACACAATGTCGATGCATTCAAGAAAGCTATTGCTTATGAATTCGACGCTTTGAAGGAAGAATACATCTCTCTGACTTTCGATGACAAGGCAGGCACTGGTGGTTTTAGAGCTTCTGGTGGGCTATCTAGCGCAGCTGATGCAATCCTTGGTGTGACAGAATCTGCACAAGAAATTGCCCTTGAAAAAGCTCTTCAAAATACAGACTTAGATTTTGAACACAAAGCTGGATTGTTAAGACAAGAAATTGCGGACGGTATCGAACTCGCCAAAGCCAAGGCTGAGGAGAATAAGAAAGCTCTGTCTGACGAAATCAACAGACGATTCGAGGAATTTAGTCCATCAGGATTTGAAGAAGCTAAATCAAAAGCAGAGGAAGCTCTACGAAAAGTTGGAGCAAGCGCTGACCTAATTGAGGAAGCAAAGAGAATTGCTGCTGACAATGCTAGGGATTTAAACGCATTTAAAACCTCGACTCAAAAAGAACGTGAGAAGTTATCAGACGAACTGAAACGCTACTCTCGAGAGGAAGCCAAGAACAAACTGACAGAAATCAGGGAAGTTCTGGCTAGTGACTATGTTTCAAAAAGGACCTATGTAGAAGATGCAGAAGGGACACGTCAACGACTCGAAGCTATCACGCTAGATAATAAGTCTAAGTTAGCTGAGTATAAACAAACAGTTGACGGTCAATTCACAAAACTATCTAGTCAGATTGCTGATAAGGTAGATAGGTTGGATTTCCAGCAAATCAAAGAAACTTCACTAATTTATGAACGCATCCTAGGTAGGACGGATTCAAATGTTGCTTCAAACATTGCCCGAATGGCCTTGACCTCAGAATTGTTTGAGGTCGAGGTTGGTAAAAGATTCAGCAATCTTACCAACCTATTTTATGCACCAACCAAAATTCCTAAATATATTTCATCAGTCGCAACCGATAGACACTTAGAACGTGTAAGTTGGGGCGACCATGACGGGATTAGAATTAACTATACTGACTCTATGTCAGGATGGTTAGGCGTTCGGTTCCCTCTCACTAAAAGGTTTGTGAAACAGGGAGAGGGTCTTGGTTATCGTATTGAGATTGCAGTAGATAAGGTACCACGAGACGGTAGGGTTTTGATTCAGTTACTGGACAACACTCCCAACCTCGGGATGTACTACAACTCTCAAATTCTACTAAAGAGAACTGGAAATCAGGTATTTACAGGCTACTTAGATATTCCCTATACTGGAGAATTGAACGAGTACTCAATTAGGTTTACACTGACAAGTCCAGGAAACATCGTTATTCATAAACCAATGGTTATCAACCAACGTTTAATTCCTAACGAATTCGTGGATAGTACTGACTATAACAGTGAGTATAATCGAGTGACTATGTCACTGATGAAAGATAGTTTTGCTATAAAGTCCTTAAATAGCGCAGGAGATCTCATTGCTGGTATTAACATTGGAGCGAACGGGAACAACCGTATTGTAGGTCGAGCTACTCATATTACTGGAGAAACCTTGATTGACAATGCAGTTATCAAATCGGCCATGATTG